CCACCCCAAAGACTGGGGAAAAAGAAGTGTTTAAGCGACTGCTTGGCCCGTGGTAGTTAGCCACGGGCCCACTTCTTGCCACTGTGGTGTGAGTGTCTGCGAAGACACCCACTTGGACTTCGGGGTAATAACCGAAGTCTCACACCTAGGGTTCAAAGCGAACCTTCCGAAACGATCAAGAAACCCTATCAGAGAACCGATAGAGTTAATTGATTTCTTGACTCCAACCTTTACGCGAGAGGGGAATAACCATCCCTCCAAGCCGTAGGGTGAACGAGTCAAGGATGGACGAGCTTTGTCGAAGCTTACGCCAAGACAAATATCGGACATCTGCCCATTTAGAAATAATGGGCCAAAGTTTCGGTGCTTACCGGGTACAAGTTCAACTGTACTTTTCCACGCCTGGTAGCATCTTCCATCTAAGTAGGTATAGGAGCTTCCGCTCCCGGCCCATACAGAGATTGAATTTGCAAACCAATAGAGGCGATCGGTAAGATCTACGCGGTCTTTCACGTAGAACGGTGTGACGTCAACGCCTCCATGATAGTGCTTTCCGCACGATTCACGGAAGGGACCATACAAGTGAGTCTTTTTCATGTTTGGTGTAAAACCACAGCATGATAGGACTTCCAAGTAGGTCTCAGAAAGGTTTCTGGGTAAGATGATATCATCCCCATAGACCAAACTGCGTTGCCCAACTACTCCATGGTAAGCAGCAACACCTTCTAATAGAGCCCAAAATATTAAGGACTCTAGCTCGAAGGTATAACCGTTCCCCATTGAGCTGACCTTTCGGTAGTTTATGAGACTACCATCAGGCAGAACCCCACGGGGTGAACGCGTAGCTTTAATAGCATCCACCCAATCAGGAGGTAACAACTCTTCAACGAGTCTCAAAGAGACCGAATCAGAGGCTGAGGACAAATCTAATGTACCCAGCGTACCCGAAAGACTTCCCTCTAGAGCTGCACGCTGATTAGGCGTTTGGTCATCTAGATCGACACCGACAGTTAAAAGTCGGCGACGTATACGGCCACCTATCCCTTTCTGAAGAAACATATTCAGGTCGGGCTCGATGGCTATAGTACGATCGGTCTTAGCGTTCTTTGGCACAGTGACAACCTTGTTCCCAGGGACTGAGTGAAACCAGCCACTGGGGTCGCGCCCATAACGGGTTGCTAGGTAATCAGCCCAGCAATCGTTTCGGCATACTGCCCAAACGGCGAGATCAAGGCAAGATTGTGTTACTGTCAGCTTAGGATTGCTGAACTTATTTGGGATGCTGGCTTTCCGGCGCGGCAATGAAACCGTCGCGCCGGGACCAAAGGAGAAGTAAGTTTCGCATATCTCCCAATGGAACGGTCCTAAAAGATGCTCGATTTTTCTACGGGCTGTATGAAATACAGCCTGCAAAGGTTGGTGCTTATTCCAACCTTTCGAGAATCTATAGAGCCACCCATCGGAGACAACTAACTTACCCTCAATCTCGTGAAACTTCTCGAGAGCAACAGCTTCACGGTTTACGTTAACAGCCAAATAAGGATATTTGGATGCAATTTCAACCGCAAGGTAGTCGTCACGAAAAGTCGAGCTCGTAACATCGGGTGAACCGAGGTTCAGATACTCTGAATGCAAGTTGCTTTCCAGCAACCTCGCACACTCACGAGCAAGGGGCGACTCTAAGTCTCTGAGAAAATCAGAGACTTTCACTAGAGTCGAATCTTTTGACATCGCAGTAACAGACATGGTACCTCCAAAGGAATTGGACCATTAAAAGCGGAATTACATGACTGAAGCCTTCCAGTATTACCAGGAAGGCTCGTGGGCGTTAACCGACACTTGGAAAGGTGCCGATGCGACCGCGTCTTTGATCCGAAGACCAATATCAGTCAAATCCGCAGTTGTGAAAGCGGAACTGGAAACGACATCAATATTGACAGTCGTCCGTCCGATTTCACCTCCTGTGCAGGCACAGGAGCTGTCAGCGATGGCAAGCTTTGGCACCACTAATTTCCACTTCGCACGATAGACCCCTTTAGCATCAGGGCCGACAACACTTTCTTCGACGGTGCAGAACGCACTACCGAAGGCGGTGTCGATAAGCCCCCATTGCATGACGGGTCCACTGGGCTGACGCCCACGTGGGGTGTAGACTTTAGTGTTCAAAGTCAGGTTAGCCTGAACGGCCATAGACAGTACCTCTTGGATTTAGAAGGGACACACCAAAACGGAACTACCGCTTTAGTGAGGTAGCTAGCAGAGATAAAGCTTCTGCTATGTGATGCGCTGAAACCGGGGATTTAAAATAAAGACCCGGGACCGGTGAGGCTCCATATCCAGTTCGGATGAAATATCCGGATTTGGAGGTAACGGCGACGGAACAGTCGAAACTCCCAGACAAAGGAGGTTCGGCTGTAAGACGCCCACTCTCATCAAAAGTACAAAAAGTACTTCTGAAACCCTCGATAAACGTATAACCGAAATCTCCAGAGAGCGCGGAAAGCCAATTCCCAATGGGAATGAGCCAATCGAGCACAAAGGAGTAGGGGACACGTTCCCACAGGATCTCCGCAGGGTTCACAAGGCCCAGCGAAGAAAGTGCGGCGAGGATAGGTGTGCTAACGCGGTATTTCAGTTGGACACGCATCTCAGCCTTACGGTTGAGGACGTGCCCAGCGGATCCACCATAGACATTAAACCGTCTATTGATAGCACCCGTGTCATGTTTACGGGTCCTTACTTGAAATTCGGATCCGTAATCCCTAAACTTCTTTTCCATAACGGAGCAAGCTCCGGAAATGTCTGAAAGAAGCGGGTTGACACCGTACATGTATTCCAAATACCGTTCGGGTACCTTCGCAGGTATCCGTCCGGCATAGGCGCGAGCGCGTTGTCGAGTAACATCAGGCAATGACCGAATGCCCTTTGCAATCTTCTTCGCGTTCGAAGTGAAGAGGTGCGAGGTCTCCCCGGCTTCAGCCAGAGCTACCCCGACGTTCACATCTTGATTTCTAAGCTTATTTAAGGCCTTGATCTCAAGCTCGTTCCATATGTACGTACTGGGAGTGTAAAGGGCAACTGGATCGTAAGGGAATGAACCCCCTGAGTTTACGATGTCAGATGGAACGATATCGTACCAGCCATTAGCATAGATACGGATCGTCTCTCCGGGCGAGATATTAGCAGTACCCCAAGAACAAGAATAGTTCGTGGGGTGACTGAAAATACCTTTAGCACGAGGGGGCGTAGCGACAGAAGCTTGCTTTTTAAGCATTCTCCAGCCGGTTACGACACCTCCGAAAGTGTTCTGAGAAACTAAAATACCTTGGGGATTATAAGAGTAAACCCTTATAGAACCGGGCATAGTAGAATTAAAGTTCACAGCCGGACGTGTCATATAACCTCGCTCAAGTAGGAGACCCAAACGTATACAAACAATGGAAACTGTACGTATACGAGCAGAGACCCCCTCACG